ATACTATTCTCGATTCTTCTTACTAAATCCATAGTTTTATCTTGTGGTGCATGTTTAAATTTTTTCATCCACAACCAATTCCAAAAATTAAAAAGAAATCTATTATTCCATTTTTTGTTTTCAGTGTTCTCTACTTTTTCTATTTCGTATTCAAATGATAAAGTTTTTCTAGATTCTGGACTTAATGCCATATAAATTCTATATGCTTTTCTATTGTTTTTCATAAATCCTCCTTATTCCAAGCCATTAGTAATAATGTAATTCCTGCAAAAATAAAAGCTATTAACAATATACTAATTAAAAAATTCATTTTAAATTATTTATAACATAATAAATTATTAAAAGGCCAACTAATAAACAAAATAAATTAAAACCAAACATACCGAAACCAAAAGTGGCACTCATTGTTCAATTCTCTCTCTCATCTTAAGAAATTTAAGTTTTGCTATTTTTAACATACGGTCAAATAAAGATTCTGCTTTTACAGTATGAATTTTATTTCTCATCTCACCATTAACATATAAACTTACGTTATTAGATTGATGATCTAATTCAATTGTAAAAAACTCTTTAGCTTTTATTTTTTTGTCCATTTAATAATTTATTTCTAAAAACAGCAGGAGCAATCTTAGCCTTTTTGGCCTGATGATCTACGTAATCATTTAATATTTTAGATATCATTCCACCAGGAGCTCTAAATTTTTCTTTACATAACGCTTTTAAAATTAAATAATCTTCTTTTTTAATTGCAACCGATTTCCATTTATTTATGTCCATCTTTGACCTCCATGTCTGGTGTAAGTATAAGAGGTTCCTCTGAAACTGTGATACCACATAACTCTCTTAGTCTTTTGTTTTCTTCTTTTAGTTTTTTTATATTTTCACCAAGCCTATCAAGATTAGCAAAAAGTTTTTTAGTTACATCTTCAAGTTTACCTAATGCATCTAAATCACCTTCTGGTTTTTCTCCTATAGGTGGATGTATTTCATTTGCTGCCATGTTTGTCCTCCTCAGACGGTTCGTTGTTACGACACTCTAGTTCATCTTCGACTAAAATTGTCGCAACTGTTTTATTAAATGGATAATGTTTTCGTCCTATACCATCTACAAAATGTATTGAAGAAATGCCATCAACTAACATATCCATCTCTAATGAGTCTTCGATAGGTGTGCCATCAAAATAATTTGTTGGTACAGCCGATAATTGTTCGTCAACTTCATTTATGATATTATCAAGTATAAGACTTTTACTCTTTAGCTTTTTCATAAAATCTTAAATACATGGGATATGGGTTAAAGTCAAACACTAAATTATGAAATATTTATTGACTATTACTCTGTGTTCTATGATCGAAAATGTATGTATACAACCTCATACATTCCCTGGTGCCTTTGATAATTTATATAATTGCCAGATAGCCGGATATAATAAAGCCATTGAAAAAATCGAAGAAATAGGTATTGATAAGGTAAATGAGCACAAAATTTACACAACTTTTTCGTGTAAGCCATTTAACACAATATGATTCTTAAATTTATCTTATTAGGTAGTTTTTGTTGGAATTTTTATGATACCGGAACACAATGCACACAATATTTAATAGACAATTTACCAGACGGCCTAACATGTAAAAATAAAGCTTTAGAGGTTGGTAGGACTAATAAAGCAAAGATTGAAGAGTTAGGGGGCATCATGGACCTTTATGAGGTACATTGTATGGCAATAGAGCAAGAGGGCTACAATGTTGACGAATCATTTCAAATATCCTATAATATCTTATGAGGGCTTATCGTATCATAGCATACAAAGATGATTGGCGTGTAGACCAAGTAGTTGAAGCCGAAGATGACTTGAAAGCATTACGAAAGTTCTCCGAACAAGTGGATGCTGGTGAAGTAAAAATTACTGAAAATAGTTTTACTAAAAATGACAGAGTCCACATAACTTATGAGGAACTAAAATGAGTCCTGAAAAAATAAAGTTGTTGAAAGAACTTCAAGAACTTGAAAATAAGTGGTCAACAGGTTTGCTTACAAATGGCAATTGTACTGTTGATATGCTTAAAACTGAAAGAGATATTAGATCAAAAAGAAATGCGATCAAATATCAAGATGTACAAGAAACTTTAGCTTTAGCCGGTTAATTTTTCTTAGGTTTTAAAAAAGGAAACTTTTGTCCTAGGGCTTCTGTCGGCTTAACAAACTCATAGTGATTTATTATCTTTAATAATTTTTCTCTTTTAACTGTACTATAAGGTATAAAAAGTTTTGCTAAGTATAATGCTTTTTGATGAGAACATCTCCACCTCCATTGCTCTTTCTTACCTAACGAACCTTTTACAACACCTCTAAAGTTAATGGTGCCAACACCGACAATGTCATAAAAATTTTTTATGCAATCTAAATCTGCCATAGCAATTTCCATATTTATATTCCATTTTAAATAAGTTTTACCATTTGCTTTATTACTTTTATATTGTGCATAAGTAACTGAACCTTCACCATCAAAAAGTCCTGCACAATAAGCTATTAAGTCTATATTATTATGTGGAAAATTTTTTTTATTTAGCATCACCCCAACTTTCTCCTAGTCCATAATCGACTACACTAGGCACTTTAAATTCAATTGCATTTTGCATTGTCTTCTTTATATCCTCTGCATGTTTTTTATCAACTACATTAAAACATAATTCATCATGTATTTGAAGAATAGGCAAATTACCATTTTCATAACAGTCTAGCATTGATTGTTTAGTTTGATCTGCTGAAGATCCTTGAATAAGCCTATTCAAAGCTTTATAAGTAAAAGCTCTCTTAATATTATCTTTACCATACTTGGCTACTGCATCTTCATATTTTTCAGCCACATGTAAACCAAAATCTCTTGTTTCCCACATGTCAAATCTACATTTCCTACCTTTTTTAGTTCTTATTACACCTTTTTCATCGGCTGCAAATTTACATCTATCTGACAATTTTTTTACAAATGGTACCTTTTTATTATATTTTATAATTAATTCATTGGCCTCATCTTTTGAAACACCCAATGAGATAGCTAGTTTTTGTTTACCCATACCATACATCAAGCCTAAACCTATTGTCTTAGCTTGTGTCCTTTCTATTCCTACTAAATCAGCTACTGTCTGATGAAAATCAGCACTAGCATTCTGATAAGCTTTTACTAATTCATTTGATCCTTCATAACCATCACCAATACTTGCTGCATAATGCACTGTCATACGTGGCTCTTGTTGTGAATAATCAAAACTTCCCCATTTATAACCCTCTTCTGGAATAAATAGACTCCTAATTTTTGGGCCAAAATCTTTATTTCTAGCAGGCACTTGTTGTAAATTTGGATTAGACATAGATAATCTACCTGATACTGTACCTCCATTATCTCCACGTAATTGATTTATCTCTCCATGTATTCTCCCGTTGACTTGATACTTCATGATCGAAGATAAAAAAGTTCCATGAAATTTATTTATCTCTCTTGCACTTACAATAAGTTGTGCTATTTTGTTTTTATTATTAATTAACCAATTTTGTGTAAAGGAAGGTTCTTTTGTTTTTTCGGTACGTGGGTAGTCTAACTTCAATTTGTCAAAGGCTTTGGCAATCTGGCGTGACGCCCAAATGTCTACTTCTATTCCTGATTCTTTTTTTATGGCCTGTAATATTTCTTTTTCTTGGTTCTTCATTTCTTTTTGTAATGCTTCAGCTTTTTCCACTTGCACTCTCACACCTCGTTGACGCATTTTTATTAGGATCGGAAGCAGTTGCTGCTCCATCTCCCAGACAGTAGTTAAGCTTTGTGTTGCAATTTCTTGTTTAAATCTTTGCCAAAGTTTTAATGTAAGCTCGGCATCTTGTTCTGCATAATATCCAACATGCTCTGCTGGTAACTTCCACATCTCTGCTTTAGGATCAATACCATGAGCTGCTGCAGCTTCTCTTAATTCTGTCTCTGCTTTTATTTCATTTAGATAATCTACTGATAAAGCGTTTAAAGAATATGAAAATCTATTCTCATCTATTAATGCTGCTGCTATCATTGTATCTACAATAGGTCCGTGGACCGGGATTCCAGATGCTTCTAACCAACCTACATCGTACTGAGCATTATGAAACACTTTAGTACAAGGTAAAGCACATATAGACTTCATATATTTTTTTACTTGTTCAGGTATCATATTACCTCCACCTAAATGTCCAAATGGAAAATAACCTTTCCATCCTTCAACAGCTACAGCAAAACCAACTATCTCTCCCTTACTTAATGCCCAACCTGCACCTAATTTTTCATTTATACCATCGTCTTTAGTTTCAAGGTCTATTGCAATTTCTTTATATTGAGACAAATCTTTATATTCACTTGGTGTATTCCACATAGATTTTTTAAATGTTAGTGTAAGTTGTAAACCATTGCTCATTAATTATTATCCATTTTTATTATAGTTCTCATTACAGTTGTTACAGGGTTCAGGTCGAAGTCTCTTGTGCACCCTTGTAATAAACTGATCAACAGCACAAGGACCACAATAGTAAATTTTGTTTTCAATAATAACTGCATCCTTATCACAATTTTGACATTTATTTTTTTTTCTTGTCATTTAAATCTGTGAGATGTTGTATTTCTAAATCACAATAATGTTTTATTTTTTTTATATCTTCAATTGATTTACCTTTTAAAAGGTATCTACACACATACTTTATTACGTTTGCTTGAAAAGGATTAAGACCATTTGTTCTAATAAATGTCCAAGGTTGAATTAAAAATTGTTTATAATGGGAACCTCCTACCTGAACACCATCTGGAAAAGTTTCATCGAACATATCTTTACTTGGCATTTTTCTCCTGTATATAAATCAAATAATCTTGTCCTATTGGATAGTTAAACTTATAATCACTTCTCAACAAATGTAAAGTTTTTCTTGCTCTAGTTGCACCTGTATACCAAACCTTTTTTTCATCACTTTTTTCTTGTTTGTTTTTATTGTCAAAATCTGATGGATAATTACCTTTACCGTATAAAACAACATGATTCGCTTCACCTCCTTTTACAGAATGAATAGTGTCTATTGTTATTAATGGGTCCTTATCTAATTCTTTTTGTCCATATCTTCTGAGTAATCTTATAAAGTGTCTTACTTGTTTTGGTTTAAAGTTTCTTCTTAAAATCCAAAACCAAGGTTTATTTTTTTGATTATCTTCTAATATTAATCCACACCATTCTTTTAAATCTTGAAAATTATATTCTTTAAAATCAGGTTGTGCTCTCCAAAATTTATCTAATCTATAGGCAGGGTCTTCTAACTCTCTTATGTGTTTGTACATATTACGAGCTGCTTTCTTATCTATTTTTTTACCTTTAGTTATTGCAGTCCATGCTTTAATTGATTCCCATTGTTTTTGATCAAAACATTTTGTACCTTTGTTATCTTTAAAATATAAACCTGCATCTTTTGCTAACATTCTTAATTCATTTACTGTTTCATTTATACGACCTAATATAAACCAATCCTCTTTAAAACTTTCAAAAGGAATTTCTTTGAATGATAAATAAGCTTTTACAAATCCTTTTGTGCCACCCGGTAAGTATTCTTTCTCTTCACTATCATTAATACCTCTTCTAATTATTTGTGAAAACTTATGTATAGCCTCTCCAAATCTTTGTGTCCTTCTAAGTTTTACCTTTCTACCAGGAAAAAACTTTGTAAAATATTTAGGGTCTGCACCATTCCATTTATAAATTGCCTGATCATCATCTCCCGCTAAATAAATTCTTTTTACCTTTGGGGCCATCTTATAAATCACTGACCATTGTAGTGGTGTGCAATCTTGTGCTTCATCTAATATTAAAACTTTTAAAGATGGAAATGTTACTTCTTTGATAGCTCTTTCAATCATATCATCAAAGTCTATAAATGATCTTTCTCCGCCACCTGTTTTGTAATGTTCGTATGTGCTTATCTTTCTTAAAAATACAGCAAGTGAATCTCTTTTATAGCTTTCTTGTTTATATGCTTCTTCCGGACTTATTAATAAATTTCTAGCTTTACTGTAAACACCAAGAGACCAATCCTTATACATAAAATTATCATCAGCCAATCTTTTATCACTAGATTTTATTACTTTTGTTTGTAGTGCAAAATCAATAGTACAATCTTTTGGGTCGAATACTTCTTCTGGAAAATATCTTCTACAATATGTATGTAAAGTTTTGAACCTTGAAAAATCATCAACTGTATAATTAGGAAAAGATTCCATAGCTCTATTTACAGCAGTGTTAACAGCTTTATTTGTAAATGATAAATAAGCTATCTCTTGTGGCCTAACACCTTTTTTTAAATAACTTTTTAAAACTTTTTCTATGAGGGTATATGTTTTACCTGTACCAGGAGGACCAAATATTTTTATTGTTTTATGGTATAGTTGTTTTAATATTTTAAGTTCTAAACTTTCCTGTGTGGTATTCGTCATCCATCTCCGATACTGTTTTCTTACTTACTTTTTTTTCTGTTTTCTTATAGTTTACAAACTTAGGCATTTGAACCCACCAAACATTTTTAACACCTTCATGATATTCTAATCTTTCACAGCCTAATAAATTTAATGCTTCAGATGCACTTTTAAATGTTTTGTCATTACCTAAAAATTTTTCAAATGTTATCTTTTTAAAATAACATACATTCTTAGATGAATCTAATACAACATAATTATCTTGGAGTTTATCAAAATCATCTTCTTCAATGTGT